ACCTATAGAGTTTTCTATATAAGACTCAATTGCCGCAGCGTGAGCTTGCTTTATATCTTCACTTGAATTAGGTATACCACCTATTTCTTTTTCTGTTACTGACAACTTGTTCCAAACCTTGTCTGGTCTGTTCATTGCAAAACCTCTATATCCTCTACGTTTAAAATGATATAACAATCTAGGTTTATTATTTTCTACAAGTATAGGCATTCCATAAAATATGCAAGCCATTAATACATCTTCAAAAAATATCTCAGCAGTTTGTGGTCTAGCTATATATTCTAAAAAGAAATGATCAGCAGGAGCATCTTCCATGCTGAATTTTGTTAATCCATGTAAAGATCCGTTTGATCCTCTTTTATCTACAGTACCTGATATATCATAAGGGTCACATCCAAATGCTCCCATATGTTCATTACCAGCGTATTTAATACCGTTTTTCTCTATATACCTATTTTGTAAATTAGCATCAGGTATCCATGTTATGAAAAACCTACCTTGATTACTTGGAGAAAAAATAACTCTTGTATCTTTTATACCGTTTTGCCATAAAAAGTTACCTTGTGTTACAGCGGATTTATTATTAGAATCTTCATTAAAATCTATTTGTTGATATATCTTTGTTAGATTAAATAAAGATGATTTAGACTCGTCCCTAAACGCGTGTTTAGTTGTTCTAGGAAACTGTCTATAAAATTCATTTAAAGCGTCTTGATCATTTTTTAATCCATCAACTTCGTTTTCCCAATACTCGACGACACCAAGATCGATAAATTCTCCTTGTGGTCCTGAGACTTCAGTAGTTGGGGTATCGAAGACAGGTAAGCCATAAGAATCAATGTATCCTTCGTAGTTCCATTCCATAGGTATGAACAAAGAATATAATCCCGAGCTAGTCTGTCCATTGCGGTTTCTTTTTGTAACATCTGAGCTATCATATAATTTTTTAAAGTTTCTACCTCCTTTGTCTAAAGCATTAGATGTTGATCCCATCATACACTTACCAATAATTCTACTACCTAATCTTAGAGTTGTTTTTGTAACCCGCCAGTTATTAAGAATATTATTTGGTTTTTCCCACTTACCACTTTCATCATGTACTAGTAGCTTAAGTTTTTCACCATCATAAGAGTTGTCCCCTGTATTTTTCCAGTCAATCGTGGTATCTAATCCTTGTAAATCTATTGCTTCACTTCCAGCTTCAATACTTCTTCTTGTGAACTTAGATGCAGGTACTCTATAAGCTAGTTCGGTTTTAGGTCGATCCATACCGTCTTGAATCGGTTTAAAGAAGAAAGGATAATTAACTGATATTGGTACAACCTTATCAGTAAACATTTTTTTTGCATCAGGACCAGTTTTAGATAATATTCCATAACGTGAGTCACTAGATATCGTTGCTAAGTTTACAACTTCTCCGGATGCCATGAAAGAGAATCCAGAACGACGGTTTTTGAGGTAGCACATTCCGTAGCATCTTGTATCTGCTTTGCAAGCTTCCCAGAATAAGAAGAATAATCTATTGGCTTCTCTATAGTCTGGTGCCCCAACGTCAATCTTACTCCACTGCAAGTACATGTAATGAGTGCCAGTAAGATAAGTAGCTTTACCTCTATTATAAAACCAAAAACCTTCTTCACGTCTTTTAAATTCTTCATCAATATATTCAAACCATTTTTCTTTAAAATCCTCTGGATATTCTTTCCAGTCAAAAACAGTTTTAATTCTACCTAAAGCTTTGGGGTATTCAGTCTTACCCCATTTATCATCTTTAAATTTATGAACATTTTCTTCATTAGGTAAAGCTATTTTAAGATTTTGGATCTCATATATATCACCTATTTTACCTGTCTTTGATATTACAATTATATCATGTTCTTTATTGTATCCATATTCCCATTTATTATAACGATTTAATCGTTTAATAATTTTAGGTTTAATGTGGTTATCTAAAATCTTATATAAAGTTTGCTTGTACATTACTTAGATCTTCCTTCTGCAAAACCTTTAAAGGTCTTTTCTTTTTTAACTTCTTCCTTAGGCTTGTCTTCTAACATGTTTTGTTCTTCTTCAATCCTATTTAATATTTCAAAAGCATCAAATATAGCTAACTTTTTTGTAGCAGCTGCGTTCTTTAATCTGTCCGCGGAAATGTCTGGTCCAAAATCTATAATAGGTTCTTTAGCAACTTTGATTAACTCTTTAACTGCTACTCGCCCAGCTTGGATTATATTCTTCTTCGTTTCCTTTGTAGTCATACTTTATAACAATATCATTTGATTTCATACAATAAATTCGCTTGCCATCTATGACAAACTCCCATTCACGACCTGGTTTATAACCAACTAGGTCTCCTGGGTTAATATTAGATGCTTCTAGCTCACTATTACCTATTTTCAGTATACCAACACATTTCTTTTCAATATCTGTTGTTAGAGAGTTGTTTTCTTTTATTGGCATCACAAAGCATCTATTCATGAAAGGAAGCCAATTATCTTGTTTTTTATATAAATATATTTGGTTAGGATTACAAAAATATAAATCTTCTTTAAAATATTGACTACTATTTCTTTGATTTCCTTTTATATCATACCATCTTCTAAATATGTTGTGATGTATTATTACTTCATCACCTACATTAATATCAAAAGAATATGCTAAAGGAACTGATTTAACAACAGCGTGTCTGCTTACAATCTTGTGGTCTTCAACACTTGTATTGGTAATCAGCTCTTTATCATCTATATTTATTTTATTATTATACCTACCTTCTTTAGGGGTTATAATAAAATCATATATACTATTCATTAATATTCTAAATCATATTCAACAGAGATAGCCATGTTAGAGTTAAACTTTTTCCATGGCATAACTTCATCTGCTTTTTTAATATAAATATTATAAGAATTATCTGCTTCATCTAAATCAATACTATGAATTATATGTCCACCATAAACTGATTGACCTATAGAATAATGCATAGCTTCGTTTTTATAGTCCGCGCCTATACTTATCTTTCTTATAACTGAGTCCATGTTTATTTTTCCTCAGTCTTCTCTTCTTCTTTTGCTTCTTCGTAAGAACCATCAGTTAAATTGATATTAACTTGACCATACTTTTCTTCAAGTTCTTTCTTAGTTACATCTAATTCTTTTAAGAACTCAGAATAAGCTTGCATAATTTCAGCTTTCTTTACTTCTAAAGAACCAAGATCTAATACACACTGTTGTATCTTCCCTGTTTGTTCTTTAACTGTTTTTAATTCTTGTTCTTCGATTTTGTTTACTTTTTCACTCATTTGATTAAATTTTAATTATTATTACTATATTTATTATTACTTGTTAAAGTTTTGTTTTACTTTTTATATATTTTTGTAGCTTTTTCAGTTGTGCGACCTCCGAAATAGGCTAAGATTACTGACATCATGACCTTCTCGAAAGTATCATTCCATAAGCTATTAATATGAAAAGGCAAGTCCTCAATGCTATCAAGAATACCAGCTAACGAAAATATAACTATACACCACACTAATACTAGTGGACGTACGTTTTTCGAAAGCCATGAATCTGATGAAGCATCGGCTTGCCATCTGGAAGTGATAGATTGTATCTCTTTATTCTGTTGTTCATATATTAATTGTTGTAGCTTTATTTTATCATCTAAACTAACGTCAGATTTAGTAATAGCTTCAATAGCTTCTTTAGGAGAAGTTACTCCTTGTAATACATTTCCTAATGTAGGATTTATTACAGATGCCGCGCCAAATAATAGTTGACCAACGGTTGTGTCTTTAAATTTCTTTTTACTCATAATGATTCGTAAGGATCTGTTTTACTATAAGCTTCTTTTTCCCAAGGTAGATTTGGATCACCTTCTTTCATTTTTGATCTAGAATATGATTTACCTTTCCAATACACGTTTTTGTCATCATAGTTTAAATCACCTCTTTTAACTTGATCAATATGTACCTCTTCATGATCTATAACACTTTTTTTAGCTTCATCCGTTTGATTAGGATCTACTAATATAGTACCATTTTTATTACCTTTACCTAAGCAACCTTCTTCTAATTCTCTTTCATACACTGGAGAACTGTTTATATTAAATGGAGGTTTTAATTTAAATGCCATATTTATCCTTCTTTATCACTTAATGCATTTTTTGCTACTGCTTTACCGCTTAAGTGAGAACTAATAGTACCCGCTATTTCTTTATTAGCTTTTTGGCCAAACATAGACGGAAGAAAACTAGTAATCATTTGTGATTTTTTTGTGTCTTTACCTTTTCTAAAAGCCCAATTAAAAGCTCCTCTAGAAACGTTACCTAGTTTGTTTTCTCCCCATAAAACCTTATCTCCTCTTGTTTTATAATTCCACTTTGATTTCATATGCTTACCGCTTTTTCCACTACCACCCCACAGCTTAGCAAACTTATCTTTACCTACTGAAAACGGATTTGATTTTGGTAAAAATTTATTTAACAACTTTGAACCTTTTACAGTAGCCGCAGCTCCATCTCCTATAATAGGGACAGCAAAGCCAAGACTTGCAGCAGATTTTCCACCAAACTTTTTTGCTCCTTCTATATCCCCAGTCATTCCTGCAACTGCACCACGCACGCCATATACTCCTGAATTAATTAAATCTGGAACAGCCCCAAACATAGGAACCATTCCAGCACCTCCTAATCCTGCTTGAACACCATCTAAAATTTCTGTACCTGTTGGTGTAGGTATTATATTACCAGCACTAGAATAATCACTTCGCCCATATGTACCTTTATGAAGTAAGTCTTTTTTATAAGGATCAGGCTTACCAGACATCAGTCTTTGATATTCACTTTTACTTAAATTCTTTTTCAAATTTTCCTCGAAATCAGGATTTTCCTCGTAATCAACACCTGGCCTTACAACTACCTCGTCTAACGTAGGATCATGTATACTATCTTCTTTAAAATGTTTAGCGTATTCTGCATCAGACATACCCCATTCGCTTTGAGTTTTATACTCCATTCCGTCAATATCAAAGCTAGAATTTGAATTATTATTGTTATCTTGAATAATATCATCAGCTGGAGCATCACTTTTTTCTTCCTCTTTATTTAAAGGAGATAATCTACTTAAACCAAAACTTTGAGTATAAGGCATTGTTATTTTCTTTTTCCTGAAGCGTCTTTAACTACAGGGTTGTCTTTATTAAGATCTTTTCTTTCTTGTTTTGCTGATTCTCTAAAAAATGCAGAACCTTCTTCATTTCTTTTATTGATTTTATCTTGTTTCTTTTTAAGATATGCTGTACCTATATCATAATTACTTCCTTGCTCTGGAAATGAATAATCATTATGACCTCTGTTTTTCATTACATCTTCTCTTGATCTACCTCCATAAGCAATTGTATTAGGTATCATAGATATTCTATCTCCCAGATTTTTAGCTGTTCCCATTAATTTTTCCCCAAAAGAATATTCTTTTTTCTTTGGAGTATTTGAACTTCCTGATGGATCTGGTCCTACGTTTAAAGGAGATTGCATTCTTGACATACCTTCTTTTTTCTCATCATGTTTAACATCTTGAGCTAAATTACTAATATGTTGCTCATCATGAGTTTGTCTAGCGTCTTTATCTGCTACGTGAAATTTTTGATCATCTTTTACATCTCTTTTAAGATAATCCATGTGAGCTTTATCGTCTCTAATTGCTGCAGCCACATTTTGTTTTGTA